AGTATGCAAGATCGTTAAGTTTGTTTTCATAACCTACGTGTAGGTCTGTAGCTCTAGACTTATAATCTGAACCTGTGTACTTAGCTTTGGTTTCTACGTTGACATAAGGTCCAGCTAGTACTGGAGATGAAAATAGAGTAGCTGCGAGAGCTAGTGTAATTTTTTTCATTAGAAAATTCCAGGAATGATTTGACCAGTAGTAGCGTATGCTCCGAGAGCTGCCATGATTCCGATCATAGCCCAGCGTCCATTCTGTAGTTCTGCGTTGTCGTTCATGGTATATTCAATAGGAGGTTGTAATGCGATAACTTCTGTATCGTTCATTGTAAAATTAAAAGTGTACAAGTGGCAGGGACGATGAACTGTTCGGGCTGCCACGTATCACTAGGCATTTACACTATTAGTTTTTTTAGAAGCTTTCATTTTTGGATGTAGTTTGACTGCATCCTTTAGTTTTTGTAAGTCACCTTTAGCATCCTTAACAGCTTTGTCAAAAGCTCCGTGACTTTTCCTGAGTGGATCATAAACCAATTTTCTTTCCTCCTTTAATAATTTTTTTAGGTGGCCTTCCTTTCTTTGTACCGTAAGTACCTTTACCTTTTGGCATGGTTATACTTTAAGATTAGATCGTGCTAGTTTAGCTTGGACATCATCACGAAACGCCTCGTCTCTATCATAGCGTGGGTCATTCATATCTGAAACAACCTGTGCCATGCTTTTATAAGTATCAGCTGGTGCAGCTTTACCTGTTACCAAGTTAGAATCACGTCCAACTGCATCTTCGTATTGTCCAAACAGTGCTTTCACTGCAAATGTAACAGCAGCTTTATTACCTGTCTCAACTACTTCATCAAAGTTTTTAGCATCAGCATCTGATATGTTATCACTAGCCCATGCCATTAACTGTTCATAACCTTGTTTACCACCAGCTATAGAATGTACTTCTGCTACCTCTGCGTCTGATAAGACAGGAGCTTCAGCTTCTTGAGCTGCCATACCATAAGATTCACGTACACCTTTAAGATATGAATCAACCATATCTTGATTAAAACCAGCTTTCTGTAAATCACCATACATTTCATCAGATAATTGACCATCATTCTCCATGAAATATTCATTCATTTTGAATGGATCAATATTATTATCTTTAAATTGTTTACTGATTTGATCTCCATAAACTTGATTAGCAGTTTCATAATTGACACTACCATCTTCTGAATAGAAATCTTCTGCTGATATACCTGTACTTTCTTCAGTAGTTTCAGTTTCTTTATCTAGTTTTCCTAAACCAGATTCCTCACCTTGTTTCTTTTGTAATTCAAGGTAAGCTTTTTCTAAATCTTTTGGTGATTTATATTTTCCAGCAAGCAATCCTTCTTGCTCTGCTATCATCTGTTCACCAACTTGCAGAGAGTCTTGCTCGTCTGCAGTCAGTGAACCTTCAGTTGATACTGTATCAGTAGCAGCATCATATGTAATTGTTTCGCCCATAGTTATTGAGGTTGTGGTGTTGCGGCTTCTTCTGGAGGGATACCTACCATAGCTTCCATAGCTTGTGTTGCTTCAGGATTTTTAGAAGGGTCCATCATTGGAGAACTAGCAAATTGACCAGCTTGATCTAATAAGGTTTGTTGTTGCTGCATTGAAGCTGCTTGCTCTTGCTCTTGTTGTAGCTCTTGCATAGTCTTAACTAGGTTAAGTATGTCAATACCTTGAGCTGCAGCCAATCGTTTAATAGCCTCATCAGGTTTAATATACTGAGCCAAAGCTTGTGGCCCCATTGTTTGTGCAATAGTTGTGACAAATTGTACAAGTGCATCTCTATCTTGACCTCTACCTAAAGCATTAATACCTGCTACAATAGTAGGCTTCATTAAAGTTTTAGGGATAGAAGGTATCTGTTTAGATTTAGTAAGAGTATGCATTTTTCTGTTTAAATATGGTACTAAAAATTCAGTTGTAAGTAAACTAAATAGTCCACCCAACTGTTGTTCTAATTCCATTTGAGTCATACGAACTTCTTCTGCAGTAGTTCTTTCTGACTGTCTCACATTGAGAATGAGGAAAGCTTCTGATAATCTTTTTTCTAAAACATTAGCTAACTGAAATGCAGTTTGGAAGTCAGCAGTTTTACCTACCTGAACTACACCTACATCATCTGGTCTACCTTGTATGATAGCACCGTTACCAGCTTGTGCTAATGACTGTGGTTTAGTCACACTAGAAGGTGAGACTGTAAAAATAACTTTAGCTGCAGCTGCACTACCCTCAACGAGAGCTTGCATTAATGCTTCTAAAGATTTGAGATCACCAAGAAATTCTTCAACTCTTGAACGTCCATAGTCTTCACCATCTACAGTAACAAAACGTAGTGGTAGCCAAGGACTTTTATCTTTAGGTGCTTTACCTTCACTTCCAGGAATTAATATATCATGTACTTCTTGGTACCAGATCCATCCTTTTGGTGTTAGTTTAATACAAGTGTAAACATTAACATCCTTTTCATGGTCACTATCGTTTTTGTTAGGGTCATTAACTAATTCTTTAACCATCCCTAACTGATCTCTGTTAACCTTTTCTCTTGTAATAATTTTAATTACGTTACCGTTACCATCTCTATCAACTACATAACGATTAAGAGGATACACTTTCATACCATCTTTACCCATGTATAATAAAGAATTACCTGTTACTACAAGATGTTTAATAGCTGAAAAGATTTGAACACGATCACTTGAAGCTGCAATGCTTTCCATAATCTGACGTTCAATCTTTGCAAAGCTAAGGTCCATCTCGCTCTTTGCTTCTGGTGGTATCTCTACTCCTAATTTAGAATCATCTAATTGTAGTTTAAAGAAACTTGTAGAAGGAGGGAGTAATCCTAACATGAGTTTAGAACTCAAGGTAACTACACCCTTAGCCCCAACTGATTGCCACGGTGTTTTAAACTGTGTGTAATGAGCTGGGTTCTCATCCCTCATAAGTAATGTGGGAATAGTTAATTCCGCACAATCGTAAGCAATATTAAGAAACTGGTCACGGTTAGTACATAATTTATTATACTCGTTCCGTGCGTGTGCCATTATTGTTGCTTAGTAGGAGTAGGGGTAGGTGGTGTAGCACCTGTGTTAACACCTTGAGGTGTGTTGATACCTTGAAGACCACCTTGAGCTGGCTTCTTAGTTTGTAACTGTGTTGTACCTGCTGAAGTTTTTTTCTTATTTAATTTCTTAGCAGTTATCTTAGCTTTCTTCTTAGTACCTTCAGTCTCTTGTGGCTTAGGTGTAGGTGTCTCAGGTAATGGTGTAGGTGCTGTTTGTATTTGTTGTGGAGCTGGTGGTGCTGCAGGTGGAGCTGGTGTAGGTGGGGGTGGGGGTGGAGATGAAGCTCTACCACCGCCAAATAAACCACTAATAATTGAACCGCACATAATATTAATCGGATAGTTGTTGTTTAAGTAATCTAATAATAGATAGTTGACCAGCTCTATAAGATATCTGTTTCTCAGAAAGGTTGTGGTCAGGGAATACGTCAGGGAATCGTTCCTCAAGGTCAGCAATAACCTTTTCGATCCGTCCCCATTCAAGCGTATTTTGGGAGGTTTGTATTTGCATGTTCAAAAAAAGCTGGCATTCTAGCTGCCTTGGTGTCAGAAAGTTCTGGTGCTTTACCTTCATACATTAGGCGATCACTAGAATCGGCCCAAAATTTTCTGTCTAAATATCTGTCGATTCCATTACCTTTTAAAGGTTGAAGAATCCAGTTAATCGTGGCCTTCCTAAGTTTGTCCAAAGAAGGAGAAGCAGATAGACCCAACTCAGTACATACAAGGCTATTCGTTCCGACATGGATCTGCTCGTCCCTGGAGATGTCGGCAGATACTGTACGAAGAGCAGCATCCCCATTAAACCTAAAGAAAGGGAGTAGAACAAAGAAGATGGCCCGTTCTGCGACCAGAGCTTTGGTAATTGTATGATCAGGGTGTGCAATCCAAGCATCTCTTAACCTCATTGCTTCTAGTTCTGCTTGTTCATCTGCACCAAGGGCATTTACATAATACCCTAGTGCTAGATCATGGCGTTCCTCATCTTTAACATTATCTATTAATAATGCTCTAGCGTTATCGGGAACATTCTTTTCAAGCCCTTCCGTAATGAAGGTACCAACTGGTAGCTCCATATGACGTATTGCGAGGGCACGTTTGATGGTTTCCTCAGCTCCTTCCTTAAGTTTTCCAACTGTAGGTTTGACTGGGGACCACTTTCTCTTACGAGAGAATAGTTTATCATAAGGGTTATTCATTCTTGACAATCACATTGTGGTTCTTTAATAAGACCCTCTAAGTAATCGTTGACATCAGTTTCATCCAACGCTGCATACGCATTAGATTTATCTTGCACGTCACCCATTACTTGAAGGCTGTAGTACAAGGAGGTTTGGGGTGAACCCAACCACTCTTCCACGAACGCATTGTCGTATTCTATAACGTCACTCCAAGAGTTGAAGCTATAGCCATGAAGAAGTCCTGTAATATTTAATAGTTTCATGAAGCCGTCTGCTACACGCTTGTATGCGTCCCAGCCAACTTCACTGGCAATCTCAACATCGCCATAGTCATATTTTTGCACACCGAAAGTACCGCTGTCACGGTCTACAGTACGTGCAATAGGTGGTGCGATCTCTGGAGTACATGTGTACCCATCTAAGTCTTCGCTTCTATAAGAACAAGAAGCAGTAGGAGCAATAGCAAATGCTCTTACCATATCATTAGCTCTAGCTATGCTAGCAGCTGATTCTATACCTTTGGCTAGTTCAGACACCAATACACCAGCTGTTCCTCCTACAGAGAAACCAGCATTGTAAGAATCTAAAGCTTTACCAAATGTATCATACGTTATACCTTCACGCTTGAGGAGATTCGCGAGTCCAAGGAATCCAAGTCCGATCTGCTTGTCAGTCGATGAGGGAAGATATTCTCCAGTCCCTCCAACACCTGTTCTGCCATGAAGACGGCACAATTCGGACATACCTTTAGTGAGAGCCGTCTGTATGTCGCCGATACGACAGGCACCGAGATTGATATGCTCGAGAAGGCATGTTCCTCGTGAGGGCAGATAAACCTCAAGACATACGTTCCCGTAGACTCTTTTTCCTTCTGCGTCATATTTAATTTTGTTGAGCCAGATGTCTCCTGATTTGATTCCATAAATTAGTGCCTCCCGTGTGAGCGAATTAGTGTTTTTCCATTTTTGAATGTCAAGATTGACGCACCTTTTGATCCAAGGGAGTTCGGATCTAGGAGTTGTAATAAAATCAATGATATCGGCATGGTCAATATCACAGTGAGCAACAACAGCACCGTTCTTGTAGACACCCCCTCTTCTAAGTGTTTCATTTAATACTGAGTAAATTTTTGCAAACGATACTGGACCACTCGCAACAAGTCCCTTGCCATTCTTAGTTCCTTTAGGTCTAAGCTTGGATAAGTGGATTGCAACCCCTGCTCCGTATCTAAGAGCGTGGCTCGCAAATCTCCAAGACGCTTCGATTCCATTTTTCCCTTCTATTGAGTCTTCAACTACAAAGACGGTGCAGCTTACAGGCAATCTCCCTTCTGGGTTATCCATCCAGTTTTGTACTCGGCCTGTTCGAGCGATCAATTCTGCTGTCATTAAACTAAATCATCTAAATTTGGTGGTGCATAATTTGGTCCCTTAAGAACCTTACCGTCATCACGGTAAATAGGTTTTCCATCTTCATCTAACTTAGACATGTTACTTTCATGTACTCTATGAAGAGCTTCGTCTAAGTCCCACCCCATGTTAGCAGCGTACTGATAACAAACATAAACTAAGTCAGCTAATTCTTTTAAACAATCAGCCCTGAACATATTGTTTTTTCTAAACAACATACCTTCAGCTTCAAGAAACTCTTTAAACTCTTCAGTTATAAGGTTCTTTTGTTTAGTCCGATGTGGCCGATCCGTGTTGTTGCCAATCGCATACTTCGTCCGAAACTCCTCCGCTTGTTGGCTGAGGAATGTCTTGTGTATGTCTGGTGTAATCGTTAGCGACATGTTCTAGTTCATTGGTTAGGTAATGGATAGCTTTTGTTAGATCCTTAACAGAATCTTCTTTGTAACCAACCCTGCAGATATACTTGATAGCATTTCCAAGGTGGTAGTTAAGTCCTTGATCTCTAATGAAATCCCAGACTTCTATGGAACCTCGTTTATAATACTGGGGTCCATAGGATTGGTTCTTCACGGTCATAGTCGTAGTTTTCGTGTTGTAATATCTTAGCTAAACGTGCATTAAGCAGAGCATCATCGTCTGATAATCCTCGTTCTCTAAACGCTTGGCAAATTGCCTCCCACTTAGAGTCATGTTTGTTTAGTAAATCTGCTGCACGTTTAACTCCTATTCCTGGACACCCTGCATAGCCATCTGTGGGATCGCCAGCCAGCGATTGAATTAGATGCCATGTGTCCCCATCTTCTTTTGTAATCTCTTCTACATCATCCGTAAGATTCCATAGAACCCCAGGAATTTGTTTCATATCTTTATCAGGACTCACCACAATGTTATCTAGACTTGCATACTTAGGGTTCGTTGCATCAATTCCAATGGAATCATCTGCTTCTAATCCTTTACGGCATACAAAATTGTAGTTATCTTGACAGTGATTGACTAATCTTCTATATCCTAAAGGCTTACGCCTATTTCGATGACCTTTGTAATCCCCAAAAATTTTCTTCCTGAAATTTTCAGTACTAGAAAAGTATAGGATTATGTCATCATCCATCATAGCGGTCTTGACTTTTTTTATTTCTCTCTCAAAGATCTTCAGAACACTACTGAAATTGGATTGTGTTACAATAACATCATTACCAAAATCAATACCCTCTTCACATGCTTGAGATGCCTTATAGGCTAAAAAGTCACAATCAATTAATAGCATTAGTGTACCTCGGCCCAATTATCACCTATATTTGCGTCAGCAGCTATAGGGATTCTCAGTTTGTAGTATTCACCAGCTTGAGCAGCAGACATTTTACAAGTAAAAGCAACGTATTTCGCCAATGATGGTGGCGATGCTAATACCTGTTCATCATGCACAAAGGCGTACCTTTCATGCTCAAAGTTAGATATTTTTAAGTTTTCATCTGTAAGTAGACACCAACGCTTCGCAATTACCCCTGCGGATGACTGCAAAAGGAAGTTTAATGCCTTATGTCCAGAGTTAACATGTATTTCACGTCCATCTATAGAACGTATAGTACCTTTTTCAGCAACCTTTTTAGTAGCTTCAACTAGATCCTTTAGGCCAGGAATTGCTTCCATGTATGCCTTTCTAATCTCAGCTCCTTTTTTCTTTGCCTTCTCAGGTGCTAACATGTTGTCATATGATAAGCCTAGTTTCTGGTTTCCCCCGCCATATAAAAAGCAGTAAGTTACAGTCTTAACTTGTCTACGAGTAATGCCAATTTTATCAGCATTTTCCTGATGAATATCTCCGTTAAGTAATATATCTGCATATCTCCCTCCATCGTAACGGGCAAGATAATGTGCAAACATCCTTAACTCTATTCCCGCAAGGTCACTATCAATTAGTTTCCAACCAGGTTTTGTAATAAATAACTCACGACAATCCTTATCACTACTGACTTGAGCAAGATTTGGAGTAGCGTGTGCCATTCGGTGCGTGGCAGCCCCTATAAAACAGGAGTGGTGAAGTCTGCCATCCTTGACCAACTTCAACCATGCATTACTGCCTTGCGACAACATTCCGAGCTTCTTTTGTATAATCAGAATCTCAAGGAATAGTAATGCTTCATCTGTGCCTATCTCTTTTAAAACAGTCTCATCAATAACTGGTTTACCAGTAGGCGTTAGTTTGTTTGGGTTCCAACCTTGAAAGGTTTTGAACCACCAAGCAATGTGTTCTCTGCTACTAGCATTGAACTCTTTTAATCGTTGCATTTCGCAACCTTTAACGTAACCTTGCTTGGCGTTGTCACGTTTAGGTGTGAATGAGTTTCCAGGAACGTAGCTGCATATGGCCTGTGTGGCCTCTCTAAGCTCCTCTAAGCGGTTCAAAAGTGTGTTCTCTAACTCTTGAGCCTTCTTAACATCCAAGGGCCATCCAACCCGTTTCTGATCCTGCATCAATTCAGCGAGCCTATGCTCTAAGATGATGGGTTCAGGTATTTTTGGAAATGTTTCCATAGTTTTGTGAGTACAGCGACATCTTGTTTGCAGTATTTCTGCATTTCAGGGGTCCAATTCTTCCAGTCAGTTGTCTGACCGTACTCCCCTTTACGACACCTTAACCGATACCCGTAGGCTTCAAGGCTATGTGATCCATACAATTTAGCTGGCATGTCACGCCATTTCCTTGTAAGATCAATGTCTAAGAGGTTTGGATGGTAAAATCTACTGAGAATCAAGGTGTCCCAGTGTTTAGCCATTAGTTTTCTAAAGAATGGGTAGTGCTTTTGTGCTTGTGCTACATCATACGCTATCCCGTTATGAGATACGATATTGTCACAAGCCATTAGGTTAGTTAATCCATTAGCAATGGAATGACTAGCCATAGGTAATTCTTTAGGGTTATCCGCATATTTCTCATCGTTATACTCCTCTACAAGACCTGTATCCAGATCTTGAGTGACTATACAATGAATACGGGTGGAATCTAGCCCATCTGTCTCCATGTCGAAGGCTAGGTTGAGGGTTTTTTCCATGTGTAGGTTTTATCTTTGAACTGTGCCTTAGCAACAGCTTCTGATGATGGTGGCTTTGGTCTTTTTAAGTATGTGTACCAAGGGTGTTCATACTCACTCCCTTCAAAAATCCGTGGCTGGGTTGAAGTCTCTCTCAATTTCATGTTCAGTAAAACTGCAAGTTGATAAATCGTAAGAAATTTGACATGCTATTCCAGTTTCGCCTGAATAGCGATTTTTAAGCACTCTAACAGTCGTAGAATTTCCAGTAGAGTCGGCCTGTTGATCTCTTTCAAGGGCAATGACCGTATCTGATATTTGAGCAATGCTATGTGATCCTCTAAGTGAGGACAAGTTAACTCGACCTCCCTCTTCGTGCGAAGCCCTATCATTTGTACTTCTCCTTAAATGTGATACAAGGAATAATGCTATTCCAGTACGTTCAACTAATGATCTTAGTTTGGTCATTGTTGTGTCGATCATCCTACGCTCATCCCCTTCCAAGCCTGAAAGGAGAATACTAAGATGGTCTAAGAATACAACACGACACTCCAATCCACTGGCAAGGTATTCGATCCTATTGTAAATGACATCAGGATCAAAAGAGCCGAAGCCATCAAAAAGGTAAAGATGCCAATTACCAATGGTAGTACGAAAATCTTCTTTAAGTTCTGACTCATCGTGTTCTCCAAGGTGTAGTGGTTTACCAACCGCTGTGGACATTAATCCAAGTGCGGTGTTTCGATTACTTGCTTCAAGCTCCACGACCCCAACCCGTTCCCCCTTTTGGAGGAGGTCAGCTGCAAGTTGACGACAGAATGAGGTTTTTCCTGTACCAGTGCCCGCAGTAATTGCAGTAAGTGTTCCGTACCTGATCCCGTGTAGTTTCTCGTTAAGTCCTTTGAATGGGTATTCATAAGCACATGGTGGTTCTGGTTGTGTAACTAATTCAAGTAGCGATTTTGCATCAATAATTCCGTCAGGACGATACGTCTTTGCGTCCCAGACAGCCCTTCTAATTGCCTCCGAATCCCCCGCTTGGAGTGCTTCAGACGCATCTTTGTACTTTTCAAGTCGTGCAATCTTCGCCTTGCCTGGTGGTAAAAGAGCCGCACATTCTTCAGCGGCTTCGATACCAGCTTGGTCATTGTCGAAGAAGAGAACAATCTCGTCATAACCTTGTGTTAAATCTAGTACTTTTTGTAGGTCTTTCTTAGCCCCTGCAGCACCATTAGGTACTGACATATGAGGCCATGTGGGCATTGCAGCATAACCTGATACTGCATCTAATTCACCTTCGTAAAGAGTCAGTCTTGACCCTTTGTTAGGGAATAAGTTTTGACCAAAGAATTGGTTATCGGTATTTTTACCGTCCCAATAGAAATCTTTGCCCTTTGTTTTTACTTTAGCCGCAACTACATGCCCCTTCTTATCGAAGTAATGGAAACGTAAGACATCTCCATCTTTATGGACACGATATTTACGACATTGTTCTTCGGTAAGTTTCCGTTTCTTTAAGGAAACAGGTTGGCCTTGTATCATAGCCTTATGAGTAGTTTGCGGTGATGATGGTGGCTCTCCTTCTCCAGACGTTCTAGCATTACAGCTGAAGCAATAAGTATGGCCGTCAGAGTAGACGCTGTTAGCATCGGACGAGCCACAGTTAGAGCATGATGTATGATAGCAGAACTCGGATCCTTCATTTGCATTTGAGCCAACTGATTGGAATTGCATATGATGCACACCAAGGGAAACCGTGTTTCTCGGCCCACATGGCATAAGTGGTTTTTGAGCGTTTAGATAATTTGTTATATGGTGATTGAAATACGAAACGAATGTCAAGGTCAGGATGAGACTTCTTAACAGCCAGCATCTTGCGTCTGTCAGTACTCTTAAACCAACCCTTACATTCTAGGTAGACATCCCCAACCCTAAAGTCAGGGATGTAGTTATGTTCTATGACATATGGTAGCTTGTCTTCTTCGTAAGTATAATCTAATTTTAACCTATTTAGTATAGCAGCTACCTCTTTTTCAAGACCACTTCTCATTAGAAGTCTTCATCCTCTTCTGTGTCTTCAGCAGCTACAGGGTTAGGTGCGGATACCTTGAATCCTTTCGTGGCTCCGAACAATGCTGTAGCTTCATCTGGGGTCATATCCCCGTCATCAACAACACCAGCTCCAGTATTTAAACTGATAACTTGTACTGCCTTTAATTTTAATGATGTACCAATATCACCTGCTGGTAGCACGTATGGCTTTTGGAAGAAAGCTATCTTGACCATCGTACCGCTATATATAGGGGTAGTCTCGTCAGTTATTGCAGTACCTTCCGTGTCAACGACAACAGGTACATACTTGTCTCCATCTTTCCAACTGAATCGTACTTGATAAAATCCTGGCTTGCTATCTATTTCTTCCCAAGGCTCAGGTTTTACTGTAACTCTTTTAGGGTTCTTTGCCTTGCTTCTAGCCCATTCAAGAGCACTTTCACGCTCTTCCTCTAGGTCTTTCACAATACTCTCTGGTAAGACAGCAGCTAATTTATAGCCCCACTCCCCAGGTTTTAGAACGGCTTGGAACCCATCGAGTAATACAGGTTCTTTAGTGACATAAGTAGTCATGGTGTTTAACAAAAAAAGTAAGTGGAATTAGTGACAACATTAGGATCTAATGTGCCTACTATTGGCGGTGGCTCTGAGGCATTAATGGTGTTTCCAAAACGTGTAAGCCAGCAATCTCTCGTGAAGATATCGGTGTAGGTTTCTCGCACAAGTGAGTTGAGTGTTCCCATGTCTCCTGCTCTACAAAGAACTGAGTCATGGATGACTGTGAATGGTCCATTAAACTTTTGAAAAGAACTGTGCAGTATGGAGGCATCCAAGGAGTGTATGAAATTAGGAGCAGTACTAGACCGATGTTTTCTAGGACAAGGGGTTTCAACAACCTTACCGTCCTCATCTGTCTTAGGTATGTTAACCCTGACTCTACCTAATAACTGTAGTTCCATCTGAACTGTTTCAATATGGTTCCGTACTTGGTTGATAACAAAACCCGTTGGGCTTTCCCATTCAACTTCAGTACCACCATTCTTGATGTATTCTCCTACATGTTTCTTAATCCAACGCATGACACGCATAGGACCAGGAACTATAGCATCCATACTTTTATAGACAGCATTGACAACCTCAGTTAACTCATCAGGTTCAGGGTCAATACCCTTCTCCTTCAAAGCTTCCCTAATGTACTTCCGAGATGAGTCTTTAGTAGCATTGTAAGGTATAGTCATAACCGTTCTTTTGACGGTTTTTCTGTCCATCCAAGATTGCATCCGTTGAGGCAGATACTTCTTGGCTTCTATGGCAACAGCTTTATATGCATCACTAGGTCTATCTGAAGGACACACGTTAACAAGATCAGCTGTACTAGCATCTTTAGCTAGACCAGCGAGGATCTGGAGTCCTGAACACGTAGCATCTACAGCTACCATTAGACCTGTGGTATTCTTATCACACTCTATGCAACAATGGTAGTATTCGTGACATGCAGCCATGAACTGCCAAGGCTCTTCTACACCTTCCCAATCAGGAAGATTACCTATCGGATCTTTAGCGACCCTTGTGATTAAGTCTCTGTTATTATCTACCCATTGCACCCTCTCGATGATGGTGGCTTTATCTAACCCAAAAGTAGTAGCTACTTGAAAGGCTAACCACGTTGATACTGTACCTCCATCTCCATCTACAGGCTGTTCATCAGCGAAGCGAATACACGCCTTACCAAAGTCTGTATCTTGAGGAGTTAAGAAAGCAGGTATAGGATATGCTCTTCCTCTATAATCAAAAGACCAGCATAAATAATAGACCTCATCTCTAAACTTTCTAGCAGCTTCCATCTGTGTTCTGGTTCTAACTGATCTCTTAAAGTTAATTCGATCAGCATTATATCCTTCTGCCATCAACCTTCTCCATGCCAGATTTTTCTCTGTATCCTCATCGGCATCAGGAGGTCTTGGCGGTTTAAAAGAGGGGGATATAGGAATAAATTTCCCTACTATCTTTCCTGTTCTTTCAAACTCTTCAGCTACACCCAGAACATGAGTGTTCACACGGTATTTAACCTTCTGTAGCTTGTTTAAAAAAGCTATCGGAAGTTCTCCGTGTATAATAAGGGGGTTGCTCTTCCTAGTAAGATCATGGCCCTTCATAAGTCTGTTGACAACATACCCACCGTAAACAATCTTACCGTCTTTATAACCCCAGTCATTAGGTTCTATCAACATAGGCCACGGGATACCACTGAACATCTCAGCTGTTTTGATAAGTTCTTCCCTCTTTTCATTGAAGGCTTTTGTAGGTACCACCCTTGACTTCTTACGTTTACGGTGATTAATTGTAGTATTTATTTCAAACCAACCAGTTGTTTTCATAACAGCTAACAAACCAAACTTGCCTAAAACAATACGAGTCTTTAAACTCCATTTGTCCCATCGAATGTCACGTTCACCAAACTTCTGACTAGCTATACTTTCCTTTTGAACAGTACCACAAGCCTCATGGAAATAGGTGTCTTCGATGTATTTCATTAACCCAGGATGTTCAGATTTATACCATCTAAACTTACACTCAGCTTCTAATGCTTGGCCTATCTTAGTGATAACATTAAGTACATAGTCTTCACGTTCACGAGTGCTGAATACCTGATCGAATGTAACCTTCAATACTATTGATGCAATAGCTATTGATTCTAATTCAGTTAAGTATTTAGCTACGGGTTGGTAATACTTACCAGCTTGACCATTGGTTAGCTTCCAGAACTCCTTGTCTATGTAATCCATGAGCAATGGGAGTGCAGCCGTTATTGACGGTACTCCGTACACGCTTGCCGAACTGTAAGACTTGCTCTCCAACTTCTCTATCGAATCTCTCAGCTTCTGTTTCCCACAAGAGATCGCCTCCTGTTCCAATAGAAATTGTTGGTTGATCTGTGAGGGTGTCGCCATAAGCTAAAAGCATAGTGTAGTCGTGCTCATCTAGAGCTTCAATCTGTTGTTGTGTTAGGTCATGTGTCATAGGTTTTACATGCGGGGTCATTAGGAAACTCTTCACAGTATGCTTCCATACTGCCATAGCATTTCCAGTTTGGTAAGAAGAATCCAAGTTGATGGTCTTCTGGCTTATACTTAACGTGCAAGGCTCCAACAGCTGCGAGTACAATGAGTAGGTTATCAACATTATCCTCTTCAGGATCATAGTTGAGTACTACCTCACCGTCATCATCATTGATGTAGTAGCCCTGTCTGTCAAGTAATTGTGCGAGATCGTGTACATTAATCAAAGGCATCCTCGGGTAGTGTGTCCTGTAGTTCATCATAGGTCATTAATGTGAAGTCCTCCTTATTTTTAAGTAAGGATAACATATACCTATGAGCGTGTCCAAATTGTTTGTATGCCCGTTCCCTGATAGTACCATCCTTTAGGTACCCTCGGACAATAGCTACATGTGATTCTGGTAAGTTCCAGTTATCAGCAGCCCCTAAGCACATTTCGCTATCAAATTGTGTGAGTTCATCCGTGGCTTTCCATCGGTTAACTTCACTTATTCTGTTGGGAAATGGGTCGTATCGTCTAGCCATAGTTAGTGAATTAAATCAATGGATGGGTTACGTGGATTGTACTTGGTCAGTTCACTGATGATCATCATGGAACCTAACGGGACAGCCATCACTAAAATGGCAATGACTGTCCACTTAAATTCCTCATGTTTGCTCATTCAGTAGCTTGTCATAGTATTCAGAAGGGTGATCCTCATACTCAGGTAAGGAAGCATACACCTCCTCACCTAATGGTAGCATACAGCCGTTATATTCACGCTTATGGAAATCCTGGGCTTCATCCCTTAAGCCTGTACCCGTTACGTCGTCTATTTGACCACGCTTTGATCTGAACAGTGATTCTCTACTACAGTAGAAGAGATCAACACCACTGTCCATCAGTAGACTTAACATCTGGCTAGGGTGTCGGCCTTCTTGCTCTGAGACGGTTAGAAGTACTTCCTCCTGTTTGGGTGTTAGTGTGATCATTAAGCTGCCGCAATAGGGCTTTTAGTCTTTCTCGACTTTGTCTTAATTGTTGGGGTCGTAATGTCCTGCAACCCGATTTCCTTTTTGAGTGATGCTGCCAGTTCGGCATTATGTTTGAAGAGTCCACTTACGAATTTGATAATGGTTTGTTCAGTGATCCCAGTGAAGCGTACTGTATCCTCGTAATCCACTGATAAGCAGAGTCCGTCGTGGTCAGCACAGTAAAACATGTGTGGATCTTTCATGTAGTACTCGTGGGTTGTCTCGAATGTAAGCATGGTGTGCTCGATGATGGTGGTTTGGTCAGATAGTTTAGGGCTTGACTCATCAAATCAGGATCGTCATTGAATTTACCAAACCCAAGGTTACAACTATTGCAGATGTAGCCCCTGAATTGATCGGTGTGGTGGCAGTGGTCCAGCACCCACCGAGAGGTCAGCCTATTACAGGCTGGGCAAGGTCCAGGAAGAGGTGGTGGATTGGCCTTGCGTAGCCTAGCTCTAACGGTTGCGAGTTGATTAGAGCAAGCCTTACAAGTGTTCTTCCTACCTGCCCCTACTGTTGAGAATAGAGGGAAATCCTCCAAGTCTTTAAGTGTATCACACTTCCTGCAAATCTTTTGGGACATTAGCATCCACGTTGTAGTGTGAGTAAAGGTAGTTATCAGATAGGTCAGAGATACCTAAATCATTCAAGACCTCATCTAACATCTCACCGTTATCAGTGATCTTGATGTTCAAGGTGTTATTACTATGATCTTTTTCATAGTTAACATGCCTCTCAAGGAATGTAGGCTCAACTGATGTATCAAAGAATAGGGTACGAGAATCAGCCTCGTATGACCCTGTGTATGGTTCAGACATTACATCCTCCTGTGTAGTAGGTGAAGTTGGTACGCTCTGGCTTAATACAGTTCTCATTAACCCAAAAGCCAAGGCTCATCCTGTCATTCATGCAGAGATTAAGGATAGCACGTCGAGATACATTGTAGTAGATGTACTCAGTACTTGTCTTAGTGTTAACCAAGACTGTACCATTCCAGAAGTCAAGGATCTTGATGTCCTCAACCCATTGTGATGATCTTTTAGTTGGTTGCATAATTAATAATAGAATTACAGTGGTGGAATCATACCAAGTCCCCAGCGTGTAGCCATAGCCTCCGCTATCCCTTGGTATGTCTTACTTCTTAGCTGCCATCTATCCTTAGATGGGCCAAGCTTATTCTGTCCACTAGGAGTTTGATTCTCCCAGTACCCACACTCAGGTTTAGGCAAGATGTCTGTTGGCGTAAGTTTGGGTAAGTTCTTAAGCCACAAGCATGTCCTCTTGCTCTCAGGGTGTCCGAACTGGTAAGGCTGGATCATCTGAGTACATTTGCCTAGCTTTGTCTTAGTTGAGATAACAGAGACAGGATTCTCGATACATATGTGTGGGATTGGTGAGTCCCATAGTGCCTCGACAAATTCCAGTGCTTTCTGTTGTCTCCCATCAGCAATCTTAGCTTTGAAGTGTCTAGCTCCGCTGACTGCTATGTGGGTGCAAGGTGGATGAGCAATGAGATGAGTCCATCCCATATCTAATAGGCCAAGCACATCACCTTGAATGTGTGGCCCCGCTGTAATACTAGGTAGGATGTCACAGCTAACAGCATCAATGCCATGCTTGATGAAGGCATTGCGTACTGTCCCACTGTTTTCACATGCTACCAGTACCTTCATGGTACTCATATGGTGTATGTGTCACCATTCTCTATCCGTTCCTGTCTATACCTCTTGCGTTCTAGTCTTAGAATTGCAAGCCATACATCCTCAGGGATAGGTTGACCATTAGTCATAGTCGGAGATGTTCCAATGTCCCATTGGGAGTCGGACATCCTTGTATTGTCTGTCATGTAAATCAGTGAGAACGGCTAGTACGGCTGGATCCTGGAGGGCAGCCCTGTTGGTCATAACACACCCATCAAGGATAGGCATGAATGTTAGTTGCTTAAACATTGTGTATCCTCTTGTAAGTAACCCATGTGATAGCTTGGATCTGGGCTGCAAGGTAGTTCTCGCCTAGCTCCTCATTAATGAAGGCTGTGGCGTCCCTGTAGTCCTGTTTGATCCGTTGCCTTAATCGTTTACCTATGGCTGGTACGTCCTTGAGTGCAAGGCGTATCCCCATAAAGATACAGTAGGCATGACCGTCGATGCAAACATCGTTGATCTCAGGTTGAGTGATGCAGTTGAAGAACTCAGTAACCTTAGGGCCATTGAGTATGTTGACGATAGGCTCGCCAGTATCCTGTATAATGCGTACTGCTTTCTCTTTATTAAGAGGAGGAGTAGAACATTTCACATTGACTGCATCCTCAGCTGTCCCATGATTCCATGCCTTGAGCATAGTCTCGGCATTAAGAACATTACGACTCCACTCGTTAAGTGGGCTGAGAGCAGCGATAACACCCGCAGCTTGGTCAGTGCTTACATTGAAGCGTTTACCTAGCTTGTAGGCGATCTGATGTGCCTCAGGATACCAATTACAGCCATTCTCTACCTCAAGCGTTGTAGCCTGAGTGAACATGGCCACCACATTGCGAGCCTCCGCTGATAGTTGAGCGTAACTCATAATAATTAGTGGAAAGCGTTCACCTGTGATGATGGTGGATTGTGGAGTGTTCAGGAATTACACCCGAATGAATAGCCTAGCCACTCCAAGAAATAGCTCATATGTATTACACACTTTCACTTAGTCTTAAGTCAAGGGTCGGTTGGCCGACATAGTACATATGAACTATAGTAATTAATAGTTCACTTATTAGTTAACGCATTGACGGCAGAGACAATACGTACTCCCACTATATCCCTGGCTCAAGCTGGCCCCACAAGGCCGACACTGTGGCTAGGTAACGCTTGCGATGGCCAGTGACGTTAGAGTATAAATACTCAGATTGTCCGTTTAACTCACTCGGTTTCAAGCTGTTCTCTACTTACAAGGTAGAGTCCTATAGTTTGATTGTGTTTGGTTTAATCCTCTTTTGTTTTGTATGTACTTACAATATCAAATGATTAGAATGTAAGTCAACAAATGTTAGAGAATCAAGATAATTAGTTTTTAACCTCGTTGTGTGTTTGTTACTCCTTAATTATATAAGGTGTAGGTGATAGGGCTATGAGTAGAAATACTCAGCTGTTGTATTTGGTATCATTTGATACTTTCAGGGGCTTTCAGTGTTTAGAGTAGGTATAATTACTCACGCCCCTGATGATGGTGGCCAAGCCCACCTTTTTTTTTATTAAGTATAAATACCTATAGTACATTTGTATTATAGTACATTTGTATTATAGTACATTTATACTATAGTACATTTGTATTGTAGTACATTTATACTATCGCTAATACATTTGTACTATTACTAATACATTTGTACTAATCTAAGTATTAATACCTATTTGTTACATAATTTAATTTAAAATAACTTATACCTGTTATAGCAAAAACTAATCAATAAGCAAGTCACTAGGTATAAATACTTGTGAGATTCAACACAACAGATGTCAATAGGTATTTCTACCTACGTCTCCCCAAGAGGTAGTAGTACATCCGTATCACTACCTCGAAGTAGTAGTACATATGTATTAGCACCTCCCAGGGAGTAGTACTGGTGTACTACTACGCCATGATAGTGGTACAAATGTACTACTACCCCCGAGTGGTAGTTCAAATGTACCACTACCCCCCAGTAGTAGTACAAATGTACTATCGCCTGTATCATTGGGCACCACGGGGGGTAACAAATGTCTGGGGCGTAGAGAATACACTTCAGAAAATTATGTTAAAATTTAAGACCCCGTAAGATACTTATTAATCAGGCTAATATTCTCTTCATACTTGGAGGCATCGTGTAATTCAGCTTCGATAGCTTCTAGGACACCTGGGTGCTCTCCGATACCTGCGGGGTTATTTAGGTAAACTTCTATGTTAGCTAAGTGCTTTTGAAGTTCCCCGTGGTTGTGAGCTAATAAGGCTTTGAGGATTTTCTCTCTCATTAACATTGTTCTTTATATATAGGTATATAATACCTCCTACTGGACCTATTATCCTTAATAGTAGTAAGAGTAATAATAGTTTACGGATCATGGCTCACTTCGTTCGCAGACATGATAGATAAAGGGGGGAAGAAGAGAAAGAATGTTGTCTTATTCTTCTTCCCTTTGACCGCTGTTTCCACACACGAAGAGCACCACTTCTCCGTGTATTATAAGGGGGTTCCTCTAAATCCAAGTAGGGACACCGTTTTTAGCATCTGAACCTCTAGCTTGTTGTCTTTGTTTTAGGTCCATTCCTAGAGCTAAATAATTAGCTTCTGATTGAGGATCATCCATCCAAGCTTGAAGGTGGTCTATCCATTCTTGTTTTTCTCTATCTACCTTTACTTGATCAGCACTGATGGAGAGGGCATCTGTAAACCACTTGACCCCTTGGGCAAGGGCATCGACTCTGTCATCGTGCTTAACGGCCCCTTTTTCCCTGCACATCCTGGAGATTTGGTATCCAAGCATATATTGGAATCTAGTTTCAGTTGGTCTTTCAGAACTCGATTCATAATCCCATTTAATAACCTTGGGGTCAATAACCAACCTATGCTGATTAAAGACAGGCTCAAGGCTGTCAATAATACGATCTTCTTTCCTGACATTAGCTCTTGTTTCCTCTATGTTAATTGGTACATTTTTATTAATGGCATGTTTTCTAAATAGTTCGGATACCATGCCGTCACCGAAGTTAGATTCAATTAAAAGTGTTGAAACTTTATACTTTTTACACCTAGCAAGAATAGCAAGTAATGTACTATCGCTATATCCGTCCTGAGAGGCGTAGATTTCATGTAAATACATAATCCCATTCAACTGGGAAATAAAGCACGCTACAGTCTCATCTGTACCCCTTCCAGAGGGGTCTACGCTGCAGATAGTCTCACTATATGGTTTCCATTCACCTTGAACCTGCAT